GCAAACGTAACACTAGCAGGAACTCTTAAAATACCTGATGCTGGTACGATAGGTAATGCTTCAGTTGCAGACGTTATAACTCTTGCATCTACTGGTATAGTAACATTCAAAGATGATATTCTAATTAAAGATGGTGGTACTATTGGTGTTGCTAGTGCTACTACTGCAATGACGATTTCTTCTGCTGGTATTGTAACTTTTGTAGATGACATACTTATTAAAGATGCTGGTACAATAGGTAATGCAACAACTGCGGCTGCAATACAAATTGAAGCAGATGGAGATATAGTATTATCTGATGATTTATATATCAGTGGTGGTCTTCTTGATCTTAAAAATGAAGGTTCAGTATCACAGATTAAACTTTATTGTGAAAGTTCAAACGCACACGCACAAGTATTACAATCTGCACCGCACTCTTTAGCTAGTAGTTCAGTATGTGTATTACCAACTCTATCTGGTACTTTGATTGGTACAGGAGACACAGGAACATTACCTATTGTCGCAATAGATATTGATGGTGGAACAGATGTTGGTGCAGACTTAGCAACTACAGATTTAATAATAATAGATGATGGTGCTGGTGGAACAAACAGAAAAGCTGCATTATCAAGAATAGTAACATTAACTGAAGGTGGAGCAACAGCACTTGCAATTGCACTAGGATAAGTGTTATAAATAGTTGAGAAACGGAGATTAATAAATGGCAAATACATTTAAGGTATTCACAATAGCAGATGTTGCAGTAGATAGTGGTACTTTTAGTACTTTATATACGTGTGCTGGTTCAACAACAACTGTTGTTCTGGGAATGAACATCTGTAATAAGATTGCAGCTGAAAGGGATGTTACAGTAAAACTTACAAGTGATACTGGTAATAGAACTGGTGCAAACAATGCGGCAAATGAATCAGTATCTCTTTTAAATGAAACTACAGTTCCTGCTGATTCAACTTTGGAAGTGTTTGCTGGTCAAAAGATAGTATTAGAAGCAACAGACGTAATAACAATTGGAGCTAGTGTTGCTAGTTCTTTGGATGTTACAATGAGCGTAATGGAGATAACATAATATGCCTTATCTTGGTAATGATCCTGGCGCAATTACTGATGCTTTTACTGACACCTTTACTGGAGATGCATCAGAAACAAATTTTACATTAACACGAGCATCAACTACTAATTCTGTTTTTGTTAGAATACATGGCGTGATGCAACGTAATGGAACTGATTTTACTGTGGATGGTACAACGCTAACTTTTACTACTGCGCCGCCTAATGCTTCAAATAATATTGTAGTACAATTCTTTACGGTAGGTTCAGTCCAAGTAGTTGCTGATAACGCTATAACACAGGCAAAGATGGCAGATAACGCTATTGGTCTTGCTGAGTTGGCAGGTGGTACAGACGGAAACTTAATTACATTTGATGCATCTGGCGATCCAGCTTTTGTAGCAACTGGTTCTTCTGGTCAAGTTCTTACTTCTGCTGGTGCTGGTTCTCCACCCACTTTTGCAAAAGCAATTAATATAGGATCTCCTACTGCAACAACGAGTGGTACAACAATAGATATTTCTATTCCTTCTGGAACAAGAGCAATCTGGGTTTCTTATGCTGCTGTTAGTCCTGCTGCTTCTGGTGAAATTGCATTAAGATTAGGGGATAGTGGCGGCGTAGAAACGTCATCGTATGTATCATTCCTTGGAAGTTATCGTGGTGGAGGAAATACTAGTATGGATAGTTCAACATCTTTATGGAAATTGGTCGAACAGGCTAGTGCTTCTTGTGTTTGGTTCGGCACTGTTCAACTTTTTTTGCAAAATGCATCAACAAACACTTGGGTTTTTTCTTCTTGTTTAAACACAGATGCTGGCACTGCACAGACAAATGTAAGTAGTGGGCAAAAAGCTTTATCTGCTGAATTAACCACGCTTCAACTTTTGACAACCTCTGGTGACTACGATGCTGGTGCGGTCAACATTGTGTATATTTAGGAAATAAAAAATGAAAGATTATATTGCAATAGTTTCTATTTCTGGAGAAAACGTAACAAAATTTAAAGATTTTGATAATGAGAATGATGCAAAGGCACACGTAACGAAATATGGTGGATTTTCCCAAAAAAGTGTGGGGGATATGATTGATTATTACAAAGTTGCAGACGGAAAAGCTACGTATAATGATGACAAAATTGCATCAGATAAACTAACTAATGCATGGAATATTTTACGTCAAACTAGAGATGCAAAACTAGCAGAATCAGATTACATGGGTAACTCTGATGTAACTATGAGTTCTGCATGGAAAACTTATAGAAAAGCTTTGAGAGATTTGCCTGGCACACTAAATGATACTACAGTACTAGAAACAATAACTTGGCCAACTGAACCATCATGATAAAAAAGGAGAATAATTAAATGTCTGTAACTAAAGTAAATGCTGATGTCTTTGATTTAACTGATGCCTATGCATTATCAGGCACTGTTGCTTTTTCTGGAACTGTCACTGGTACTCCAAATAATGGTTGGGAATTTGTAAGTCGGACGACTTGTTCTTCATCATCAGATGTTTCTTATACAAATTTAACGACAGGATTTGATTATCAAGTGGTGGTTACCAATCTTTTATTTGGCACTGACGGTCAATTAGTTACAGCTCTTGTTGGCGTTTCTGGGCCAACATATAGAACCAGCGGTTATCTTTCGGCTGATTACCGAATAGATAGTGCCGGAAATGTTGGAGGTCAAAAAAAGACAGACAGTTTCAATATAATGCATACATCTGCAACTTCAGATGCAGGCGGTGAAAGCTATTTTATTCTTACGTTATTCGATCCAGCAAATGCGTCAACAGAAACATATGCCAACTATGATGGGATAACAATTAATACTGAGGCAACCAATTACAGAGTTCAAGGCGGAGGCAAATATGCAACCGCTGAAGCAAATGTTGCTTTAAAATTTGTGCCCGGCTCTGGAAATATTGCAACTGGATTTTTTGATCTATACCAAAGGAAAAATGCATAATGTCTAGACATCATATGGTTAACGGAATTAAAGTTGATTTTACTGACGCTGAAGAAACAGCAAGAGATGCTGAAGAAAAAACTTGGAATGATGCCGCTCCTGATAGAGCTTTTGATGAGCTCAGAAATAAAAGGAATATGTTATTAGCACAATCAGATTGGCGTGCAGCTGGAGATTTAACAATTAGTGATGAGTGGAAAGCTTATAGAAAAAAACTTAGAGATTTGCCAGGCACACTTAACGATACTACAGTACTAAAAACAATAACTTGGCCTGATGAACCAGAGTAACGAGATGGAGAATAACTAAATGCCATATTTAGGAAGAGCACCGACAGGAACAGGTTCCGTAACTGAAATTGATGGTGACTTAAAAATAACTGGACAATTAACTTCCAATGATACTCTGTTCAAAATGACATTGGATGGAACTGATGGTAGTTCTACAAATGCTGGAGATAACTTTCTCATAGAAGACGGTGGAACAGATGGTAGTGGTACTGATGCCGGTGATGATATTTGTATAGAAAAAGATACAGAAGGTGTTTCTGATATTTCTAGTATTGCTTCTGGAGTAGCTGGTGGATTCCAACTTATACAAACGAATACATTAGCCGGTGTCGCTAGCATAGACTTTGCTTTAGATAACACTGTATTCAAAGACTATATGTTTACTTGGTCTAATATGCAGAGTTCGCAAGATAACGTTTCATTTGGTTTACTTATAAGCATAGACGGTGGATCATCATTTATCACCTCAGGTACATACAAAATAAACTCTATTGGCGTGTTAACTACAAGTTCCACGACACGGAATGATACGGGTAGCGGCTTCTTTCGTTTTAACAGCGCAACAACAAGTAATGCCGCCAATGAAAAAACTACTGGAACTTGTATGATATATAATCCTGCGGCCGCAGATTATACAACAGTAACATACAGTTGTAATTATATTGATCTTAACTCAGCTAAGTGGCAATTATCGGGAGCGGGTTATCAGACAGGCAAAAGTGCTGTAGATGCACTTCAATTTAAGTTTAACGGTGGTAATGCTACAGGCGAGTGTGCTTTGTACGGCTTGCCTAGAACGTAGGAGATTGTAATGGGTAGACATCGCATAAACATTAACAATGAGGTTGTTCCTC